ACTATCTCGGCGGCTCGCGCCTCGGCCATGCCTGCGAGCGGGCCTTGCAGTTCGAGTTCACGGCGACGCCGAAGGACGAGGGCCAGGACTTCTCGGGCCAGTCGCTGCGGATCTTCGCCATCGGCCATGCACTCGAGGATCTGGCCGTCGCCTGGCTGCGCGGCGCGGGCTTCGACCTCTACACACGCAAGGGCAACCGGCCAGATGGCGGCCAGTTCGGGTTCTCGGTCGCGGGCGGGCGCATCCGCGGTCATGTCGACGGCATCATCGCCGCCGGGCCCGAGGGGTTCGGTCTCGCCGTTCCGGCCCTCTGGGAATGCAAGACCATGAACGCGAAGAACTGGCGCGCCTGCGTCAAGGACGGCGTGACGAAATCTAAGCCGGTCTACGCCGCCCAGATCGCGCTCTATCAGGCATACATGGAAGGGACGGTCCCCGGCATCTCGGCCGCGCCCGCGCTCTTCACCGCGATCAACAAGGATACCGCCGAGCTTCACCATGAGCTGGTGCCCTTCGACGCCGATCTCGCGCAGCGCATATCCGATCGGGGCGTGCGGATCCTGCAGGCGACCGACGCAGGCGAGCTTCTGCCGCGCGTCGCCACCACGCCCGACTTCTTCGAATGCCGCTTCTGCCCGTGGTCCGAGCGCTGCTGGGGGCTGCCGGCATGAGCGACGACGGCATCCTGCACTTCAACCCGTGGATGGACTTTAACGACGGGCCACCGTCCGAGAACCCCTTCGGCTGCGACCCCGACCCCGAGCAGATCGCCCTCTTCCTCGACACCGTGTTCAGCTGGTGCGAGGGGTTGATCCCGCTCCGCGGCTTCGTCGACAAGGGTCAGGGCCGGGACGGCAAGCCGCACAACATCTGGATCCCCGCCGACGAGACCGCGACCGAGAAGCTCGCGACCTTCGCCGCGTGGGCGAACCGGGAGGGCGCCGCCGTCTATGTCATCCCCGGCACGGTCGAGGAGCAGGGTCAGGCCCGCGCCGCCGATGTGCTGCAGATGCAGGCCATCGTCGTCGATCTCGACGCGGGCGACATCCCGGCCAAGCTGGACCATGTCACCCGCCACCTCGGCACGCCCACGCTCATCATCGAAAGCGGTGGGCGCACGCCCGAGGGCGCGGCGAAGCTCCATGTCTGGTGGAAATTGACCGAGCCCGCCGAGGGCGAGGAACTCGCCACCTTCTGCCGCCTGCGGGGCGAGATCGCCGTGAAGGTCGGGGGTGACACGCATTTCCGCTCGGCACACCAGCCGATTCGGGTGCCGGGCACCGTCTATCACAAGCACGGCCATCAACGCCTCGTGCAGATCCGCGAACATCGCGACGTCGAGGTGGACCTCGCGGATTTCGCCGACAAGGTCGCCGAGATGCCGCCGCTGCCCGGCGTGGGCTTCGCCAGCGACGTCTCGTCCCCGCAGGCCAAGCCCGGCATCGACGAGGTGCTCACCACGCCGGTGCGCGAGGGCGCGGTCGACGACTGGTCCCGTTTCCAGGGGGCCAGCGCCGCCATCGGCCATTACGTGCGCCTGGTGCACGAGGGCCGCCTCGACCCCTTCGCAGGCTGGGAGGCGATCTGCGGCTACAACGCCGCCATGCTGCGCCCGTCCTGGCCGCTCGATCGGCTGCAGGCCGAGTCCGAACGGCTCTGGGCGCTGCATGTGAAGCGCAACGGCCCGCCACTCCTTCGCGCAGCTCAAGTCGATGCCACAGCCAGCCCGCTGCCGACCTTCAGCCTCGGCGCGCTGCTGGACGACACGAGTCCCATGCCGGAGGACATCATCGGCCCCCGCGTGCTGACACCTGGCGGGCTCCTCGTGCTGGGCGGGGCGCCCAAGGTCGGCAAGAGCGACTTCCTGATCTGCTGGCTCGTGCACATGGCAGCAGGCGTGCCGTTCCTCGGCTTCACACCGCCCCGGCCGCTGCGCGTGTTCTACCTGCAGGCCGAGATCCAGTATCATTACCTGCGCGAGCGCATGCAGCAGATCGCGCTGCCCGCCGCAGTGATCGGCCACGCGCGCGACACCTTCATCGCCACCCCGAAGCTGAAGCTGCTGCTCGACGCTGAAGGTGTCGCCCGCGTGGCCGAGGCGATCCCGGCCGCATTCCCCGACGCGCCGCCCGACATCATCGTCATCGACCCGATCCGCAACCTCTTCGACGGCGGACCCGAGGGGGGCGGCGAGAACGACAACACCGCCATGATGTTCTTCCTGAGGGACCGGGTGGAGCTTCTCCGCGAGGCGATCAATCCGGACGCGGGCGTCATCCTCGCCCACCACACCCGCAAGGCCACCAAGCACCAGGTCAAGGACGATCCCTTCCTCGCGCTCTCCGGCGCGAGCGCGCTGCGCGGTTTCTACACCTCGGGTCTGCTGATGCACCGGCCTGACGAGGACAGCAGCGTCCGCAGGCTGGAGATCGAATTGCGGAACGGCCATGCGTTGCCGGGCAAGCTGATCGACAAGGTGAAGGGCGAATGGGTCGAACTGAACCCGATGAACGAGCGCCTGGTGCGCAAGGATGTCGGCGCCAAACTCGATGCCGAGCGGTTGCGCAAGCACGATGTCATCCTCGGCATGCTGCTGGATGAGGCGGCGAGCGAGCGCCTCTACACCGCCATGCAGTTCGCCGAGACCTTCGAGAACCGTGGCGGTCTGGGTAGCAAGCACACGATCCGCGAGCGCCTCAGCGTGCTGGCGACCAAGGGCTTCGTGAAGTTCCTGCGTGACCCCTCGGGGTTCGGCTTCCCCGTCACCCGATCGCGGTTCGGCTATCTCTGCGTCGAGGGCATGCAGTTCGGCGCAGCCGTCGATCATGTCGATCCGGCCACCGGCGAGGTCACCACAACCGCCCGCCCGGTCCTGCCCAGTCACTTCAAATGCCCCCAATCCGGGCTCTGCCTGCAGGTCGAAAACCCCGCTGTCTGGGTCTACCCGGAGGGGCTCGAGGACGACCTAACTCATATGAGTGAGGCCTGACTCATATGACAGCGCCAACTGTGAACTCAACGAAATCAATGGGTTGCGGGCAAATAAGAGTTAGGTCCCTAACTCATGCCCGAAGACTTCATGAAGTCTTATTCCGCAATGATTTCAGCCACTTGAACACCTCGGAACAGTTAGGTGTCAAACCCCCATACTACGTATGGGAGGGCCACCCCACAGGGTTGGCCACTCCTCCCATACGTCCGGGCCAGCCACGCGCGCCGCCGTGACGCTCCCTTGTGCTTTCCGATCCGACGACGGCGGCCCCGTACCGCCAAGCACCAGACCGCCGTCGTCTTCCAACACCACAGGCCACCGGCAAAGGAGACCCATCATGGCTCAGCCGACTCTGATCCCTAATTGCGACGGCGCAAGGTTTGAATCGCTTCCGCTCGACGCCCCCCGCAACCGCTGCATCCTCGCGCTCGACCTCGGCACCACGACCGGCTGGGCGATCCGCGGCCATGACGGTCTGATCACCAGCGGCACCGTCTCGCTGCGCCCCGGCCGCTTCGACGGCGGCGGCATGCGGTATCTCCGCTTCACCAACTGGCTGACCGAGATCGACCGGCTTTCCGGACCCGTCGCCGCCATCTGGTTCGAGGAAGTTCGCCGCCACGCAGGCACCGACGCGGCCCATGTCTACGGCGGGCTCATGGCGACGCTGACCGCCTGGGCCGAGCTGCGCGGCGTGCCCTACGAGGGCGTCCCGGTCGGCACCATCAAGCGCCACGCCACCGGCAAGGGCAACGCCGACAAGGCCGCCATGGTCGCCGCCGTCCGCGCCCGGGGCTTCAGCCCGGCCGACGACAACGAGGCCGACGCCATCGCGATCCTGCTCTGGGCGATCGAGACGAACGGGGGTGTCGCATGAGATGGCATCCCCACGGTTACGGCGGCCGGCGCCGGGATCCCGAACAGGTCAAGCGCGAGGGCTGGCAGGAACAGGGCGTCCTCGCGGTCTCCGCCGATGACGACCGTCTCACCTGGCCCGAGCGTGAACTGGTCCGGCAACTCGGCGAGAAGCTTTACGGGCCGCGCCCTTCCGACAGGGAGGCGCGGAATGGCTGATCGCGAATGGACCGCCGACTGTGTCGCCGATCATTTCGAGGAGGCGTTCCGCACCCTGCGCAAGCTGCCGCCGGTGAAGGTGCAGGGCTATTTCAACACCTGGCCCGACATCGTGCGGACCAGCCGCGAGATCGCCTTCATGGAGCCCGAACCGATGCGGGTCTGGCCTTCGGCCGCCGCGATCACGCGGCTGGAGCAGACCTTCGACTGGGTGCTGTGGATCGAGGAAGCCGAGCGCAAGCTGGTGTGGTCGCGCGCCGCCCGCGTGCCGTGGAAGCAGATCAGTGGCGAGCTGGGCTGCGACCGCACCACCGCATGGCGGCGCTGGCAGCTGGCGCTGACCAAGATCGCGGCGCGGCTGAATGCATGAGTGACTCCAATGTGTTGCAACACTTTTTCCTTCGACACATGCAACATGATCATGCTATTCCGAAGGCAAGATGGGGAGAGTGCGTCGGGAGACGGCTCTCCCCTTTGCTTTGGGGTGGATGCCCGCTGGCTTCCGGGGTCCAGCCGGAATCCGATCCGGGGTCCAGCGGGCGCGACAGGCGGCGACAGTTGGCAACCGGGCAAGCGGTCAGCGGATGGCCGAAGCGAAATCGGCTAAGTATTTGATATCTTGGTTCCTTCCGGGCGATGATCCTATGCTGGCGGGCGAAGCGCGGCGCATCGCCAGCGGCAGGGCCGGATTTTTGGGAAGCCACCCGGAAGTCGGAGCCGCCGGAACCCCGCGCAGACCCCAATGAATGCTGGCTTTCGGGCCTGGTGGCCGGACGCCGCTGGATCCCGCGTGGAGTCCAGCGCGGCATCCGGAGTCCGGAAGCCAGCCGGCAATCCACCCGCACGACGGAAACGCCTTGCCCATGACGCTGAGCTTCGCTCCCGAGCGGATCGAGATGTGGCCGCTGGCCAGGCTCCAGCCCTACGCGAAGAACGCGAAGGTGCACGGGGCAGACCAGGTCGCGAAGATCGCCGCCAGCATGGCCGAGTTCGGCTGGACCGTGCCCTGCCTCGTGGCCGAGGACGGGGAGCTGATCGCAGGCCATGGGCGCGTGCTTGCCGCGACGCAGCTGGGGCTCACCGAGGCGCCTGTGATCGTGCTCGGGCATCTGACCGAGGCGCAGCGCCGGGCCTACCGCATCGCGGACAACAAGCTGACGGAACTGGGAAGCTGGGACGAGGCGCTGCTCTCGGCCGAGTTGAACGAGTTGCTGGCCGAGGACTTCGACCTGTCGCTGGTCGGGTTTTCCGACGGCGAGCTCGACAAGCTGCTAGCTTATGTGCAGGAGGGCGATGGCCAGGAAGGCGGCGGTGCCAGCGTGCCCCCGGTGACCATCCCCGAACCGCCGCGCAACCCGGCCTCGCGGACCGGCGATCTGTGGATCCTCGGTGAGCATCGTCTGCTCTGCGGTGACGCGACCTCCCATGCCGATGTCCGCCGCCTGATGAACGGCGAGCGCGCAGTGCTGTTCGCGACCGACCCGCCGTATCTCGTCGATTATGACGGCTCCAACCACCCGACGCGCAACAAGGACTGGAGCCAGTCCTACGGCGTGACCTGGGACGACAGCTCGCAGGGCGCGGACCTCTACGACGGCTTCATCGCCGCTGCCATCGCCGAGGCGATCACCGAGGATGCCGCCTGGTACTGCTGGCACGCCTCGCGTCGCCAGGCGATGCTGGAGGCCTGCTGGGAGAAGGCCGGCGCCTTCGTTCACCAGCAGATCATCTGGGTGAAGGACCGGGGCGTCCTGACCCGCTCGCATTACCTCTGGAAGCACGAGCCGTGCTTCATGGGCTGGCGGCGCCCCAACCGACCGCCGAAGGTGGCGGACGAGACATTGCCCTCGACCTGGGAGATGCCGAGCTTCGCGAGGGACGAGCGGCCCGACCATCCGACGCCGAAGCCGCTCGACGCCTTCGGGATCCCGATGCGCCAGCACGTGGCGCGCGGCGGGCTCTGCTACGAGCCCTTCTCGGGCTCCGGCTCGCAGATCATGGCGGGCGAAGCCAATGGTCGGCGCGTCTTTGCGATGGAGATCAGCCCGGCCTATGTCGATGTGGCCGTGGAGCGCTGGCAGGCCGAAACGGGTCGCAAAGCGATCCTCGACGGCGACGGTCGGACATTCGCGCAGGTGAGGACCGAGCGGCTTGGGGATGCCCCGGCCGCGTCTGAAACCGAACCCGAAATAGCCGCGTGACATGCATGACCTGGCTCTACCTTCCTCCGGATGCACTTCCGGAACCGCAGACGCATGCCTGTTCGGCCTCTCGCTTTGCTCCGGCGCTGGCGGGCTCGATCTCGGGCTCGCCGTCGCCATCCCCGGATATCGTACTGTGGGCCATGTCGAACGGGAAACCTACGCCGCAGCCGTCCTCGTGGCGCGGATGGAAGACGCGGCCCTGGATCCGGCGCCTGTCTGGGACGATGTTGGAACCTTCGACGGCCGCCCGTGGCGCGGCGCAGTGGACATCGTCACTGCGGGCTATCCGTGCCAGCCGTTCTCCGTCGCGGGCAAACGCCGGGGCGCGGATGACCCGCGCCACCTCTGGCCACATGTCGCCCGGATCATTGGCGAGGTCGAGCCGCCCTTCGTCTTCCTCGAGAACGTCGCCCATCATCTCCGCCTCGGCTTCCCCGAAGTCGCCGCAGGACTGGTCGGCATGGGCTACCGCCTTGCGGCAGGCCTCTTCACGGCGTCGGAAGTCGGCGCGCCCCACAAGCGTGAGCGGCTCTTCATCCTCGCCATCCGCGAGGGAGACGAACTGGCCGACCCCGCGCGCCTGCTCTGGAACCCGGTCGAGTGGCGGCAACCGGACCGAATTGCTGCAGCTCTGGCCGACGCCCCGCGCCAGCGCCAACGAGAACCGGCAGACGAAGCCGACGCCATCGCAGGAAGCGGGTCAGCACGGGATGAACCTCGCAACGACGGCGGCGATGTGGCCGACGCCGCAGACCGACAGTTTTCGCAGTCGAGGTGGCGACAGGCGCGACGAGAAGGGTCTGGACCGGATGGCGCGGGATTGGCCGACGCCGATGGCGAGCAACGGCTGCAAGCCGAGCGCTGGCAACCGCAGGAGTGCCGACCTGACCCATGCGGCGGGGATATGGATGACGCCGACGGCGCGCGACCACAAGGATGGGGCGACGACGTTGGCGAACACGCCGGTGAACGGCCTGCTTGGCCGCCAGGTCCTGGTGACACCTATGGCTGGGAGCGATACCTCCGATGCGCGCCGAACCTTGAACCCGCTGTTCGTCGAGGCGCTGATGGGCTGGCCCACCGGGTGGACCGGCTTCGGCTCTGCGGGAACGGAGTGGTCCCGCTGGTTGCGGCGCATGCGCTCAGAACTCTCGCAGCTGAATTGCTGGCCGATGGACGAAGGTGAAGGTGTGCCGGCATGAGGCAGTCGCGCCTCATGTCGCTGGTCGAAGCCATCACCAACGTGGCCGTCGGCTATGGCGTCGCGGTTGCGACCCAGCTGATGGTCTTCCCGTGGTTTGGCCTGCCCGCGCGTCTCGACAACGCGCTGGCGATCGGGGCGATCTTCACCGTCGTCTCGATTCTGCGCAGCTTCCTGCTGCGGAGGCTGTTCGAGGCGATCCGGGTCAGCGGTCAGTTCCGGGACTGATCCTCGAAGA